CGATCCATGGCTTGACGGCCAGGTTGATCGGCGTCAGGCCAAAGGATGATGCGGCGATTGGCTAGCGGTGACCAGTCCGCTTTGTCGATGGCCTTGCAACCTGATGGCCAGGTGGTGACCACTGCCTTTGGGTAAAGCTTGGCGGCTGCGTCGGCAGTCTTTTCGCCTTCAACAACCAGTACGGTCGCGTCAGGGTTGGTTGCTAGTGCATTGAGGTTGAGCAGAGGCCGAGGTGCCGGTGGTGCCTTCCAACACCATGTGGAACCATCCCAGTGAAGGGGACGGATCTGCTTGTTAGGGAAACGGCAGACAATGAAGTCTTGGTTGTAGTGCCAAACGGACTCAGCGCCTTTAATCGGTGGCTGTGGACGCTGCGGGGTGATGCCGAGGTGGTGTTCAATGCGAGTAGCTGCTTCTTTGAATGACCAGTTGTTGCGGCGCATCAGCAAGGTCATGCCATTGCCAGCACCGCCGTTGCAGTTTGGTCCACCACATTGGTTGCAGAACCAAGTGCCGTTGCCTTCGCGGTCATCAAAACGGTAGCGGTCTTCGCCACCACAAAGGGGGCACGGTTGGTGTTTGTCGGTGAGTTGGTCGGCTGTGATGCCAGCAAGGGCGCCAAGAATTGACGGCCAATGGCCGTTGGCTAGATCTGTAATTTTGCTCATGCTGTGGGCTGCTGTTTTTTAATTTCTTCAGCGATGAGCTGACGGATTACTGCTGCTCGGGAGATGTTCCCGCGTTGTTTTGCCTGGGCGGTCAACCAAGAAACCTGGCGCGGCGGCAAAAGGATATGGACGTTCTGCATGGGAGCGCCAATGGCATCAGCATCATACAGGTCTTGTAGAATTACGCAACAGGATCTGCTGGGCATCTTCCACGGATCGGGCCACGCCCGCTACGCCACCCGCTGCTTGTACAACAGATAGCCAGTTGCTCTGCTCAGGCGTAAGGCGACCAGTAGGAGTTTTGACTTCAATGCTTGCAAACACTGCCATCTTCTGGCCAACCATATCCGGCGTGATGGTGACCTGCTTCCAGCCGATCAGGTCAGCGCTGCCCTTGCAAAGTCCGAACTGGACCGGGCGCTTGGTTCTTGGATCTGGCAGCGATCCGGTGTTGTTCCTGAACAAGCGCAGGCTTGGTTCCCTTCCTAGTTCTAAGCGGATGCGTTGCTGAATGATGGTTTCATCATTGGCCATGAACGGGAATACCCAATCGCTGGGCTTCACGATAAGGCCATTCAGGGTCGTATTCCATCAGCTCGGCCACTTCCTGCAACTGAGACAGCGATGTGGCGATGCTTTTGATGGCCATGGCTTTGCTTACCCGCGATCGAAGGGAGGAAACGTCCTCTTGCTGCTTTTCAGGCATCCGCAATAGCTCCAGGACTGAACTCTTGGACTTTCTCTGGCGATCTTGCCATATGTGCCATGCCCATCCTGGCCTGTATCCCCATCTTTTGGCAAGTCTATACAGGTCGCCTAACGTTTCAGCAGAATCAATTTCTCTTTTCTTAACATATTGTGAGGCAGGTTTTTGGACCTCCAGCACTTGAGTCAATTCAACTTCGGCAAACGGTTGAAAAGGCCTCCTTTGTTCAACGACAAAAATATGTTCACACTCTGGGCATATTTGCGTGGAAGCTGGAACCATTGCGTAACATTTAGGGCACATTTTTGATGGTGGCGCTTCTCCCTCTTTTTCTTTGCCTTCAAGCGTGTAATTGCGTTCATCGCTTGGCAAACCAAATTTTAAAACATTACCAACACAATCAATAATAATGGCACGTTTTTTTCCTTCTGCTGGACGCAGTACCCTGCCAACTTGTTGAAGATACATTGCTTCGGACTCGGTAGGGCGAAGAAGTATTGCGCCTGTCACAATTGGTATGTCCGTGCCCTCCGAAATTACATTGACGCTAGTCAATATATCTAATTCGCCCTTGCCAAGGTAATCAATTAAGCCTTTCCTGATGGCCGCTTTTACGCCGTCATGCAAAAAAGCAGAGCGAAACCCTGCATCGCGAAACTTTTCCGCCATTGTTTCTGCGTGTTTTTTTGTTACGCAAAAAACAATTGCTGGCGCGCCTGGGCAATGTTTTTTATATTCTTTTATTGCGTTGCCATTGACATGTAAATCCTCAAGAGTCTGAACAACTTCTTCGGCAACAAAATCTCCTCCCACCTTGCGAAGTTTTTTTCTGTCTAGAATTTGCGGTATAGAAAAACATCGCGCTTCCACAAGGAAGTTTTCTTCAGTCAATTTTTTTACAGAAGGACCGGTCACAAGAACACTGAAAAAATCTTTAAGTCCCCTTCCGTCAAGGCGCATTGGCGTTGCCGTAACCCCAAGCAGTTTTGCGCTACTGTAATAATTAAGAATTTTTTCCCATGTTCCCGCCACTGCATGATGCGCCTCGTCAATAATAATTAAATCAGGATCAAAAGTGCGCTTGTGAAAACGTCGTGCAAGTGTTTGAACCGAAGCAACTTGTACCGGCGCATTAGTTTCCTTCCAGCTTGCAGCAATAACGCCATGGCTAACGCCAAGTGAGGTAAGAGTTGCAGATGTTTGCGTAATAAGTTCTCGACGGTGAACAAGAATTAACACTTTTTTGCCACGCGCTGCCGCATTTTCCGTGATGTAACTAAATATGACGGTTTTGCCGCCTCCGGTTGGGAGGACGGCCAGCACCGAGCGATGACCAGCTTGGTACTGGGCTCGAATCTCCGCCACCAGTTCCTCTTGGTATGGCCTGAGCTGCATGGGGTTGCAATAAGTGGGTCAATAGTATAGGATTCACCAGCCAACCGCAACCCGCTATGGACAACGCGGCCTACCACGCCCACGCAGCCGTTAGCAAAAGCCACCTTGATTTCGTGGCCAAGAGTCCGCTGCATTACTGGGCACGCTACTTGGATCCCAACCGTCTGCCGCAGGAGCCTACTGCTGCAATGGCCATCGGATCTGCTGTGCATACGCACGTCTTAGAACTGGACCAATGGTACTCACAATATGTTGTGGCGCCCGCTGGAATGGATCGACGCACCAAGGTTGGCAAGGCCGAATGGGAAGTATTCCAAACAGCCATTGGCACCCGTACGGTGATCAGCCGTGAGGATGCAGACCTTGTGATGCGGATTGGGCGATCAGTGCTCAGCCACCCGGCTGCGGCTTATCTGCTTGGCTTACCCGGTAAGGCAGAGACGACGCACATGTGGCATGACGAGATTAGCGGCCTGCAATGCAAGTGCCGCCCCGATTGGCTGCTAAATGACGGCAGCATGATCGTGGATCTCAAAACCACCGAAGATGCCAGTCCCAAGGCATTTCAGCAGTCAATCGCCAAGTGGCGTTACCACGTACAGGCTGCGTGGTATTTGGACGGCATTGAAAAAGCAACAGGCAAACGCCCTGAGCAATTTATTTTTATTGCCGTTGAAAAGAAGCCACCGTATGCCTGCGCGGTGTACGTTGCAGACCCGCAAATGGTTGAAATTGGCGGCCAGACTGCTCGCGCAGATCTGGACAAACTCAACATATGCAAGGCTGCTGACTATTGGCCTGGGTATAGCGACCAAGTGGAGATCATCAACCTTCCACCTTGGATGCAACCTAAGGCTGATGGGACTATGCCTACACCAACTGAAATTGAAACTTACTAATGGAAAACACAGCAATTACGACCAGCAACAACTCAGTCTTTTCCGGCATCCAAGCTTTTGAAGATGCTCAACGCATTGCTAAGGCATTGGCCAGTAGCACGCTAATTCCACCGCAGTTTCAAGGCCAGCAAGGTTTTGCCAACTGCTTGGTGGCGCTTGAAATTGCAAACCGGATGGGCATCTCGCCTTTCCTGTGTATGCAACATCTGCACATTATTCATGGCCGCCCTAGCTGGAGCAGCGCTTTCATCATTGCCATGGTTAACGGCTGTGGCCGTTTTACGCCGCTGCGGTTTGAGATCAGTGGCGAAGGCGATAGCCTTGCTTGCTATGCCGTTGCCACCGACATCAAGACGAACCAAGAGCTGAAGGGGCCGACCATCACGATGGCAATGGCCAAGAAAGAAGGATGGGCCACCAAGTCTGGGTCCAAATGGCTAACTATGGCCGATGTAATGATCAGATACAGGGCCGCGGCCTTCTGGGGGCGTCTCTTTGCCGGCGACCTTCTGGTGGGCCTCCAGACCCAGGAAGAGGTGATTGACGTGCAAACCGTCAAGGTTTCTGCAAACGTTGACGATCTCAATGCCAAGGTACAGTCTGCACCAGTTATTGAAACTGAACCTGATGACCTCTTCTGAATTTCTTACTGATCTGCAACTGGCTGAGCGGTGGCACCTCCACCGCCAGACGTTGATCCGGTGGCGGTCCAGCAACACTGGGCCTGCCTTTACCAAGATCAACGGTCGCGTGCTCTATCCCCTGGCCGAGGTGGAGCAATACGAAAAGGCCAACACCATCACACCTGACAACCAATGACTTTTAAAGCAAACGGCGCACTGTTCAAGAACACACCTGAGAAACTTCAAGAGCGCTTCAAAGATCGCTACGACCCCAGCCGCAACTACCCGGCATTTGATGGCGTGTTCAGCATTAAGGAAGAGGACCGGATGGCGTTTGCTTCTTATGTAATGAACGCCGGCGCCAATGATCGGGGCGAGATCCCTATCAAGATCAGTGGCTGGACCAAGCAAGCTGCTAGCGGCCAGAACTACCTAAGCCTTGCCTTCGAGCCTGACTACAAGACCATGAAGGCAATTGAGGAGAAGATGGCAGCTTCCGGTGCTGCTGACAGCCTGGCCAAGGCCACAGGTGGCACTGTGGTTGAGATCAGCGAGGCTGACCTGTTTTAAGGCTTCATCAGTAGCAGCTCCAGTCGTGCGATCTCATTGGTCGCCTGCTGAAGCAATGCTTGTTGAAGGTTCCAAGAGCGGTACAGCGACGCTGCAAGTGGTCCGACGTTTTGGGTGATCTCAAGACGCCGGGCCATTACCTCAATCTTGAGCTGATCTTCCGTCGCCACCTTGGGGATCATCCACTGACCAAAATCTTCCACTTTTTACGGGCAGACTGCCCCATGATGCCTAATGAATTGTCCCGAGTGCGGTAGCAAGAACAACAAGACACCCGTGACCAATGGCCATTTGCCTCATGAGGTGGTGCGCAAACGGGTCTGTGGGTCTTGTGGTCATGCGTGGTTTACGGTGGAAATGGCTGTTCCGGACTACGCCATTGGTTGGTCTGACCGCCACCAGCACAAGCCGGTATTGCGGACTCCGCTCACGCTGGAGCCAAGTTTTGTTGAGGCTGCTGACGTGATGGAAAACCTTGCCAAGGCCAATGCTGCCATCCAAAGAAAAACGGCGCCTAAGCACGGTAAAGATTTCTGACAGGCATCGCAGATGCGCCGTGCATGGTGTAGCGTGGTCACACGGGGCAACGCTCCTGTATCCAATTAAATCCAATCCAATGATCAGCAATCCATTTGTCAACCGCCTTGCCGTCATTGCTCTGATGTTTGCGGTCTATGCCGCGGGCATCAGTAATGGTCGCGAGCAGACCGTTCTTACGGCCCAAAGCGAACCCGTTTGCCAACAGGTGCTCAAGCCATGAACACTTATTATTTTTGCATTCCAGAAGCATCAGTCCTTGAATTTATTCAGGCTCCCAGCTTGCTTGAAGCCAAAGAAGCTACAACCGAAGAGTGGCTACCATTTCTTAGCCAAATGGAGTGGCTCCCAACTGATGACTAAGGTTCCGCCAGAGGCTGTACGCGACATTCTTCTATCGCCTGACACTCACAAAGCTATGGCTCAGCGGTATGGCATTTCACGCCAAACTGTTGAGCAAATACGCTTTGGCATTGGCCACAAAAAATTATTTCCCGAAATTCCTCGGCGAAATTCTTTCGCTAAGCATTCCTGTGAATGCTGTGCCCTGTGGCTTAAAGGCAAATGTTCTCTTGGCTTTCCTGAGCCAGCGCAAAATCTTTATTTTGCTGGCGAATGCAACATCTTTACTAAAATTCCAAATGATTGAACCTCTGCAGCGTCTACAAGCACTGGTAAGCGACTCCGGCCTATTCAAGGCTGGCCGCGAGCATGAGCGCGAACACGTCAAGGCTTTGATTCGTGTCCGCATGGACCAGTTGCACCACAATTCGATAGCCTGGCAAGAATGCCGCAACCTGCTTGACATCATCAAATGAAACCACACGAGCTTGACCTGAACCGCGCCCGCTTCATTGATGCGTTGTATACGGCCAGTGGCCGTACAAACGGCACCTACACCAACTTGTGGCAAGAGTTTTGCGCTGACCTTGGCGCCAACCTGCGCGACACGGATGGGCGTATGATCTTGGATGATTGCATCAAGGCAATCGGTGGCACCGAAAGCCATCTCGCCGAAAAGCACGCTATGGCTTGCATGGAAGCAATTCGAATTCACCTAATGAAAGGATGGGAATGACCAATTCAGCACCCGCACCAATTTTCTTTAAGTCTTACCTACTGGGCCGTAACGTCCAGCTTGATGATCTCAAGGATATGTCCGACCAAGACTTGCGGACATTGAACGTTGAAACGCTTGCCTCGCTTGACGAATCTCGTTTTGAATACAGCCAGATCGACAACAAGCATTCGGCTGATGCTGGCCCGACATTTGCCCGCATGAAAATTGCTGGCTACTTCCAGGCTGCCATCAAGATTGAAATGTCACTGGCCAGCGATGACTGATCCGGTCAACCATCCGTCGCATTACAACGACGGATCCATCGAATGCATCGACGCAATTGCAGCGCAGCTGACGCCAGAAGAGTACAGAGGCTACCTGAAAGGGAATATTGCCAAGTACGTCTGGCGTGAGCGCCATAAAGGCGGGCCAGAATCACTGAAGAAGGCACGCTGGTATTTGGATCGTCTTATCACTACCATTGAATCATGAAAGCACCATTCCTTACAGCGCTTGAAAATTTGGCGTTGCGGTTTCTGATTAGCAGCCCACGGGTTGGTCTTGTGATTGTAAAAAATCACACGGGCAATGGCATTTACGTTGCTTCTGACATGTCTGATCCAACACTGCCGGCCCAGTTCCGGCAAGAGGAAGATCCAGAACCGCTATCAATGCAATTAGAACGGATGTACCACGAGCCGGCATACGGCGAATTGGAATGATCAGCCTGTACAACGGTCGGATCATTGTTGAACGGCGCACGCTGTCCGAAAACTGGCGTGCCAAGTTTCGGCTACCACATCGGGATGAAACAATTATTGACCTTTGTACGCCTGATGTGCGGGAGGCTTACATCCGCGCTCAATACCATTACGTTGCACTTTTACACAATGAACCATTTGAAAAAATTGAAGAAACTCTTAACAAAAAAGCCAAGTGCTGGTCTTGTATCCATTGGTTACCAAGGGGCGATGCCTGTAGCTTTGGGTTCCCAGAGGCACGGCAGAATAAGGGACGGTTTGCGGCTCGATGCGAGCTTTACGACGATGGAAAGGGCAGTACTGGAGCGAATGGACAGGGGCGATGGACGCTGGATTGAGCTGCTAGACCACAGCTTTGGCGAGGAGCCTGTATATCGGGCTTGCGGACAAAACGGTGCTCTCTGCCGGTATACCAACGAC